TAAGTGCTCACCAATATCGGTATACACATCGTGCGCATCCGTCTTGGCTATTTCCTGCACCCGCTGCACTTCGGCGTTGTACTGCTGCTTCTGTACAGGCGTTGGGTTGGTTATCTTTTCGTACTGCTCCTTTAAGTCCTTCAGCACCCCACTGACATCGCCCGCTGCGCCTTTGATCTCTTTGTATAGCTGGCATCCTTTCTTGACGGCAGCTACGGCTGCGTTTGCAGCGGCGAGTAAAGTTAATGGATCAATGGTTTACCCCAAAAAATTCTATGTTGCTGGGCTGGTTTCTTCTGTATCCGCGATGATTGCCGCTTTTTCATCTTCCAAACGTTGTTGTTCGGCTAAAAAGGCTGTTCTTTCATCCGCTAATCGTTGCTGCTCAGCCAAAAAAGCTGTCTTTGCATTTTCCCAAGCAATGATAGTCCATTCATACTCTAAAAAAGAGGTAAGCTCTACATTTTCAATAATCCTGCCGGTTAAGTCATCTTTGATCTCCACACCGCCAAAATCCCCATACCACTGGATAGCGTTTACGGTGCTTGGGATGTTGTCTAGGCTTACGTTAAAGTAGCCCTCCCCATCTACACTTACAAAGTTATCCGCAGGAATAATCGATACTCGCATCAGTTCGCCCCGTTCACCAAAGGAAGCCTTGCAACTTCAACCGCTTGTAGTAACACAGACGAGTTTAAATTGTTAGACTTAACCATTTCGTTTCTAAACGACTCTACCGCCGCACCGGTTTGGCGTTGCTGTTGGCTATTTTCAACAAGCAGTATTGGCACCCATGCCATCGAGCACCCCCACTCATCTATTTCGCTTCCTGTGTTGGGGTTGGTACCCCGTAGCTGAATAAACCACGCACAATCAAGCTCTTTACACGGGTTAAAGTTATTTAATGGGCAGTTTGTTTTAGCTTTAATCTGCATATCAATCCTTAGTTGCAATAATCACGTCAACGTACTGAACCGCAAGATTAATCGCCGTCCCAGTAAACGTATGGTTGTGAGAGCCACCGCTACCAGTAGCTCCAGACGTGCCGCTAACACTATGGTCGTGACCGCCTGCTTGTGACCAGTATTGCTTTGCTTGTAATGTAGCAGTAGCGTTCATACTACCCGAACCAGCGGTAGCTACAATGGTATCCGCTGGAGGAGCAGGATCGTTTACTTCAGAATATAAAACACCGGTAACAGGTGTGTGAGTGTGGTTACCAACGCTTGAGGTATTCGCGCTAAATGAGTGGGTGTGACTAGGTATCTGTGAAGACGTAAGCGTAGTGTCACCAACAGTCCCAGTAACCGACTGCGAAGCAAAAGCAGTGGTAAAGGCTACAGAGCCGCCACTAGACGCAGAGCCGCTAACGACACGCAACGCTTTATTGTCGTGTGTTGTTGATTTAGTCCAGCCTGTTGGTGCTGTTGTTTGGACAAACAGCATTGCAGTACCTGCGGGAAACCCCGGTGACGCCCCGCTAGTCCAAGTCGTTCCATTTGATGTCAATACATTTCCGCTAGACCCCGGGGCTACGAATTGCACGGCTGAAGTGCCATTACCAAGAATTACGTTATTTGCCGTAAGTGATGACTGCCCAGTGCCGCCACTAGAAGGAAGCAAAATTGCCGCTGTATCGGGCACAATATTTGTACCGTCAGAATAAACGGAGCGTTCTGCAGGGTAGGTTACAAATACGTCTTTAGTGCCAGCGGAAAAGCTGGTCTTATTGGGCGCACCGGCGCTCGAAGCAAGTACCGTGTCGCGGGATAAAGTTGTACCTGAAGAAGTGTACGTACCGATACCGACTTCCCACTCAGACGAGCCATTCGAAGCTATGGTGTAGTAGGTGGTATTGCCGTTACCAATAACTGAAAAAGATTGAAAGCCAAGAGCAGCACCATCAAGTGTAATAGTGCCTGTACCGGTAGATGCGGTTGTTTCTTTAACACGGTCAGCCAATACTAACGCCATCTGCTACCTCACACTGTGTCTATTACCTGCCAATCACCGGGTTCGTCTGTGTTTATAACGCCCCACCCCGGTGCTGTATTGGTGTTTATATTTTGCCACCCCGACGCTGTGTCTGTATCTATTAAGCCCCACGCAGGTGTCGTATTGCTATTAATGTTCTGCCAGTTTGCGTTTTGCGGGTCGTTGATAAGCTCCCACAAGTATCGTGCAAAGTTTGAATCAAAGAACCTAGCCTGTTGCTGTATCGCCGCAATAAAGCTCGCCGACGCTGATTGAATATTATTTAACTGTATATCCTCATCAACATCTGCCGCAAAATCTGCTTGCGCGGCTTCTGTACTACTTAGATTAGCTTCTTCCGCAACGGAACTTACAAAATCTGCCTGACCTGTCTCAGCGGCGCTAAACTCGGCTGTTTCGTCTTGAGTAGCGTTGGCTATTATCGAAGCCGTATTAACCGCATTAAGTTGGACATCTTCATCAATGTCGGCGCTAAAGTCAGTTTGTACCGCAACCGCTGTGCTTACATCAACTTGTTCATTCTGTGCTGCTACAAAATCTGCTTGTACTGCTTCCGTGCTACTTACATTTATTGCCTCGCTATTCGCAGCTGATGTATTACGTATACCAACAAATGTTGCATCAAACTGAACATCTTCGTCTATATCTGCCAGCACGTTAATCTGCGCTGCTACCGATGCACTTGCATCTATCTGTTCATCCTGCGCTGCCGCAAAACTAGCTTGTACCGACTGTGCTGCGCTTGCGTCTACTTCCTCTGCTATGTTGCCAAACGCCGTCTGTACCCCAGAAACCGTGTCAACCATCTCAACACGATCTTCAACAACACTGATCGTTACATTAGTAGCGATATTTAAGTCATACGCTTCGATAGCCTCATCGATAGCCGCTTGGCCTAAAATATCTGCATCTACTGTGCTAGTTAAATGTCCTTCTTCTGCTATTACCGCAAAAGCTGTTCGGGCTGCTTCTACCGTTTCGCTAAACGAACCAGACTCTGATATCGCCCCAACAACATCAGCTTGTGCCGTAACTGTAGCACTTGTGTCTATCTGTTCATCTACTGCTGCATTCGCAGTCTGCAACCCAGAAACTGTGGCGGCAAACTGAACATCTTCATCAATCTGTCCATCAAATATTACTTGCGTTGCAATTGCAGCGCTTACATCTACAGACTCGTCGCTATTAGCAAAAACAAACCGCTCATCATCAACAACGGCATTAAACTCAACTTCTTCAGCTACCGCTGCGTTAGCGGTTTGCAGTCCTGTTACAGCCGCATCAAACTGAACGTCTTCGTCAATATCCGCCGCAAAATCTGCTTGCGCTGCAACTGTTTCTGCAAATGAAGCCGACTCACTAACCGCCCCCACCGCTACATAAGTAGCGGACACCGAACTAGACGCATCAACTTCTTCTGCAACCGCAGCTACAAACGTACCAGCACAACTTACCGTCTCAGAAAAATTTATTTCTTCAGAAACAGTAGCCGAAAAAACCTGCCCGCCAACTACTAATAAGGTGGAGAAAGGCGCTTCTGAAAGAGCCGAAAACCCAAACATGCGCCTTCACCTTTTACGCAGCGGTCAGTTGTGCCTCATCAAACCAACGAGAATGAACGACACCATTAACATCAGTCCACGAAATAAGGTACTGAACGTCACCATCCTCAGTCATACGCAGGGCTTCAACTGGGCCTTGTGGTACCGCCACAACTACTTTAACGGCGTCGCCTTTTTTAAACATCGTAGCCATAGTTACTCCTTAATTAAACAGCGTCAGCCGAGAAGGTGTAGGTGACGTTCAATGTGTCGCCACTCGCCACGCTTTTATCGCCGCCCGTAAAGTCGCCCTCCGAGAATAAAATACCCGAAGTACCAGACGCAACCGTCGCTAAGAATGCACCTGCAACAGTTGTCGTGTTGTTGATGTTGAATACTGCGGGACTGCCCGAGTTATCGATAACAGATGGATCAGCCAACGTGGGCGTACCAAACGTCACAGCTTTACGGTTACCTGAGTAGTTCGTATCTTCAGTCCAGCCACCGTGCGTTGCCAGCGTGTCACCTGCAACATACGTCGTTCCAGAGCCGGGGCCAGTAATCAGACCAAGATACCAAGCAGCGGTATAGCCCGATGCCTTGAAGTATTTATTATTCAGGTCTTGCAAACCTTCGTTAACGACGAGATTGTGGAAAGTATCTTCCCACTTCTTCACACCGTCAGGGCCAAAGCACTCGACCTTAAACACACCACCTAGTTTCACGCGACCGTCGCTAGTCGTGAGTGCGCCCACGCCAGCCTGAACAGTCTCACCCATTTGCGATTTTGCGATAGGCATGATTACACTCCTCAAGGAAAACGAATTAGAGCCGTCGTAGCCGTATTCGCTGGCATAGTGACGGTATTACTGGTTGAAGTAAAAGTTTTGTCCGAACCAAAGTCCAAGACAGCAACTGACTTATTACTACGAGTCACGTTGTAGATTAGCGCACCACGAGCCGTGAAGCTGGCACCGGGCCACGACACATTATTAAAGTCTACGTATACCGTACCTGCGTTTGGGCCTGTGGTCTCTGTACTAATCGTAGCGCCCGTCATGACGACCCCACCTGCGGTATAGCCTGTGCCGACTACCTCATTACTTGTTGTGTACGCAGTGGTCAGCTGACCAATATCAGCAAACGCGGTATACAACGCCATCTTCAGCGTATCCGTAGCGAGGTTCTGCCCAGCTTGGATCATCTCCTGCTTGAAGCTGTTTGTCAGTCCCTGTTGGATCACGGCATCACCTTAATCTTAGCCTGACCATCACGATAAGCATCACCGCGCTCAAGACCTGTACCCAGACGGTTGAGTTGACTAAGCGCTTCTTGGTATTTTTTCTCGTACAAGGCAATCAAGTCCTGCTCACCTTTCAAGAAGGTATAACCTTCAACTAACGAGCCATACAGCAGCACGGGCGAATAGTTATCTCCAAGCCATGTGCGACCATCCGCCGCAACAGTAATTGACTCAGGATAGTAGTAATAATGTAGCTCTACGTTGTAGATACCATCGGGTGTCGGAGCAAGAATAAAACTTAGCTCGTCACTAATAATGCTAGAAGCCACTGTAGGCCCAAACAATGCGTAGTACTTAGGTAGCCCCGAATCACTTGGGTTAGGGTAAGCCGCCCGTAGGAAGTTCACATCCTTATTCAGCATGTATTCGTAGTTGCCATCCCCATCAATAACCGCCATAGAAAACACTGACAAAAAGTCAGATGGGCAAGACAAATACTGATTGCCGTTGGTCGTTACACCTGTGACGTTCTTACGCAGCGCCGGAATCTGCACCGTGTTATAGATGCGCTCTTCCGCCTGTTGGATAAACAGGTCGATCTGTTCAGTACCGTCAGACGAAGTAGTACCCGTCCCTGCTACGTCCGTCCACGTGTTTGTGGGGAAGTCGTTTTGCAGGTAGTTCTTGACTGCAATGAACAGCTCGTTGTACGTCATAATTAACCCATTGGGCCTCGTGCCATCGTGCCTTTAGTAGCTGCGCCGGTACCGCGAATCTTGATGCCGGTCGTCTTGGCTTCTTTGTAGTTGCCTTTGGAAATAGTACCTGCCGAGATATTCATCTCATTGAGGCAGTTTGCGCCAGTCTTTTCTGGCACCTTGGGGTTAACTTTTTTACCGTCCATAGTATGTGGCTCCGCGTAAACAGCAGCTTGGCCTACTTCTTTACCGCCCTGCTTTTGTGAGTATTTAGCCATTATCGGCCCCGACCACCAGAACGCTGGTTCATCACACGAGCCATATTGCGACCCATTTTCTTCATAGCTTCAGAAGTCACACCGCCTTTAGCCATGCCTTTGTGCATACGCTTTTCGTGGGCCTTGACTTCGGCCTTAGCTACTTTTTTCATATTGTCCATGTTTGCTCCTACGAGATTGTGACGTTGCCTACTACGCTAATAGGGGCCAAAGCATTCGGCGTTAACCCCACATCATTCCCACTTGCCCCACCAACCGGTGCCCAGCCCCACTGAAATATCCGACTACCACCCATCGGGTACCCATCTTCATCCACACTAGGCCCAGAAGTATCAAATATCTGTAACCCACTGTAGCCTGACTGCCTATAACTTACATCTGGTCTTGGCTCCCGAACTGCCTGTGGGTCATTGACCGGATACATACCTAACTGCAACTGCGGCTGATCTGGTTCCCAGCAACTTTTGCAAACTTTGATCGACACCTGCTTGGTCTTGATTGTCAGCTTGCGTAATTCTTTCAGCTTGAAGCGAAACCCGCAACGGTCGCACTCTGCAATACTATGTTTGCCGCTTGAATACTTACTCGGCATACATCACCTATAGAACAACGTACGTGGCACAAACCGATCCGGTGCCTTCTCACGATCCTCCGCAGAAGCAAAGTCCCAAGCCTCGTCGTACTGCGCCTTCAGCATCGCAATTCTCTCTACTGGCACTTCCTGTAACTTGGTTGCCAACATATAAGCCAACCCCGCCACCATGCAATTCTGAAAGCGAAATGGGATGTCTTCTACATTAGTGCCCGTACCAGCGTCGTACATCCTACGCATACGCCAGTACACAAAGTAGTAATACGGATTGCCTTGCGTTCCCTGATCCGGCGCAGGCCATACATTAATCTGTGGATAAGCTGGAGTCGCGCCCAGTAGGTCAGTTGTCTGCCCGCTGCGACGGTTAACCCACACTTGAATCGGTCTACCCTGAGTTAGCTTGTTTGGAATCGTCGAGTAGGTAGAGACTGAAATGCGGTTAATGTTTATATCCGTCTGATTAGCCACCTGTCCGGGACTAGTGCGAATAACATGCTCAAGAAGATCAACGGTATCATTAGGTAGATCATAGGTCACCTGCCCTTGCACTAGTGAAATCTGTCCCTGCTCAATTGTCCAGAGGTTGATACCACGATTAGCCCACTCGGTAATTAAGAAGTTCAAACTACGACGTGCTGTACGGAAGTGATAGCCAGTACGCATCTCCACGCCGCAACGCTCAAACGCCTCTTCAAAGAGTTCGTTGACTTCCGGGTTAAAGCTCGTGGTTGATGTAGTAACAGCCATTATCTAAACCTCGCGGTCTTCTGGGCTATGCGTTTTGGTTGCGCGACGAACTGCTTGCCAGCTT